CCGCGTGTCATCCAGCGAAAGCGAACTGCTGTCGGATCCTTCGGATCATAACCCTCCTCGCGCTCGATCTCCGCGATGGGAATCGGATACGCGTTGATGACACCGTACTGTGGGTCGACATCGTTGAAAAGGAAAAAGTCACCATACTTGCAGAGGTTTCTCACCCACATTGGCAAGTTGAAGTTGACGTTCAGGATGTCGTCGAAGAGATTTGTCAGGAGTTCCTGGATGGCACGATTCTCGGAGTAGACGTGGAGGACTCGGCCGATATCGTCCTGTGACGCTGTCTCCTCAGCATAGATGTCGAGAGCCGACGCGATCTCAGGAGTCGCTTCCATTTCTGAAAAGTCGGAATAGCGGCTCATTCGATCGTACGCGCCATATGCAGAGACTGTGCTCGCATAGACGTCTGAGACGTTTCTCTTGAAAATTTCGTAGGCCGATGATGCCGTCGGCTCACTCTGATTCTTGACTTTTCTCCTGATGACTGGTCCACTCCTGAAGAGTTTCGTCAGCTTTGAGAAAAGATTCCCCTGTTGTTTCGCCACTGCAGACTCCTATCTGTAACTATCGCCCTTTTGGTCTATTTGTAAAGCCAGGCGAGACCCGGAGGTATTGGAACGTTTGCCTGCGCGGGATCTTCGTGCATTCGCGGATCGTAGTTTCGCGGCGAGAAAGGGTTGCCTGTCCACACCGGCGGCGGTCGCTGGGGCGGATTCCTGTTCACCCCGAAGGCGGCCAACATCGCCGTGTGCGTTCCGCCGGCTTTCTTCCCCTCTCCAACTGCAGGCTCATAGAGGGTGCAGCCGATGGCGAGAGACATCACGAGGTCATCATTGAAACCCTTCTGGGCACGCGGGGTGTCTCCCTGCCAGACGAACGTTCGCATCTCCTCTATGAGTCTGACTGAGTAGACCTTCAGGACTCCCGTGCGAAGGTGTTCTTCGAGTTTCGTGAGAGCCGGCCCGCGACTCGAAGCCGTTGTCGTGAATCCGAATTTCCCAATAGGAACGTCGACGGCATACTGGTAGCGCCTGTCGTTGAGATGGAGGTTCGGGTATCCGATGTCTCGAAGTTTCGTGATGGTCGAGAACCCGTACGTATTGTTCTCTGGGCAGACGAGCGCCTTGTTGTAGCGATTGCCGAACTCTGCGAGAAGAATTCCGAGCTGATCGGGAGGTATCTTGCCCTTGAACTCGCAGACCTGTTCCGATTCGTTGATGTCTATCACGTGAAAAGCAGAGAAGTCGGCGGCGTCGCCTCGCGAGACATCGGCAGAAATCACGTACTTGTGGTCGGGCAGTGGGTACTTCCAGATCCAGACGTTGTTACTGGGGCCCGTCTTCTCTATCGGGTTCCTCGAGGAAGTCCGTATCCTCTCGAAATCCTCTGCCGTCAGGTAGGTGTCGCCCGACGAGGCAAAGTCACACAGGAGCTCCTGCGCGACCTGTTTTCTTGTCATCTGGCGCGATTCCTTGTCGAACCACGCCTGGTCTCGCTCTGGGTGGACGTCCCACATAAGTTTGATGGGATTGAAGTCGGAGACTCGAGTCTCTGCGTCTATCCACAGCTTGTGATACTGGTTTCCCACGCCGTTGGGCGTGCTGAGGATGATTGCCGCGCCACCCGTCGACAGCGTGGGGTAGAGACCTTTCCAGAGTTCCTCGAAGTTTCTGATGAACGCAGCCTCGTCGATGATGAGGAGCGACAGGGCTTCAGAGCGGCCAGCGTCCTCCGACGTTGGGACCGCCTTGATCACTGAGCCGTTCGAGAATTCTATCCCCGTCTTCGTTTCCGAGACAATCTCGGGAATGAGCAGCCACGGCGGCAGGGCTGTCAACATCGTCTTCACTTTTCTGATGAAGTTTGACGCTGTCGACAGCTTCGTCGCAATGACGAGGATGTTCTTTTCCTTGTAGAAGATTGCTCGCCAGAGAGCGAACGCAGCAGTCACTGTCGACAGTCCGAGCTGTCGACTCTTGAGAACGATGTTGAAGCGGTGCTTCGCAAATTCTTTGACGCACCTGTCCTGGAATGGGTAGGTGCTGAACTTGATGAGACCTTTCTCGGGGTGCGTGATCTTCGTCCACTTGTTGATGAAGTGGACGGGATCCTTGCCGCACTTGATTATCTCATTGACCTGCGCCTGCTTTGTGGTAGGCATCGGATCAGGTCACCGAGAAAGAGGTCCTAAACCTGTAGTAGGCGATACGCCGCGGGTTGTGAGCAGTTGCCTGAATGATCTCGATAGAATCGTTCTCAGACCCAGTGATCTGCTTCAGGTTCAGCTCGCTGCCAGAGATCGACTTGAATTCCTTCTTCACCATCTTCGTCGCTTCGCGAAGCATCGCCTTTGCACGATCAGCCTCACGTTCCTGCTGGGCGCGAAACGAGTGCTCGGAAGCGAAGTGAACAACGCACGTGTAGCAGAGCTCGACGTTGTCACCACCGAGAATCTTGTAAGTGATGGACGTCGTGCCGTCCTTGGAACCCTTGCAGCACTCGAGAGCCTGCGCGAGATGATTGTAGTTCATTTTCACTCCAGATCAATAAGTATTCACCGCGCCACAAAGATTCTCGATTCCCTGGCGGCCTCGATGTCTTTCTGCGTGGGACGCCAGCCGAGGACCCATTCCTCGCGCCGGGGCTCGTAGAATTCCTGCTCGCAGGCGCGACAGCAGCCGGCAGACTCCATCGACTCTACGTCTGTGAGGTCTCCGACTGCTGACTTGCAGATGGGGCAGAATGATGCGACTCTTGGGAGTCCCGGGCTAATTACTCGGTATCGAATCAGCGGTGCTAACGTGTGCATCTGCCCCTCTTGTTGTGACCTCAATGAACCCATCGACAGCGTCCTTCACGGCATCGACGTGGGAGATGACGAGGATCGTCTTGAAGAACCGCTTAAGAGAGTGGAGCAGCTTGTTACACGCCTCAACGTTCTGCTCATCGAGCGCGCCGAAGCCCTCGTCGATGATGAGCATGTCTGACTTGGGCAGGCTCGAGATGTTGATGAGCGCCACGCGGATCGCCATCGACGCGAGCATCTTCTCCATTCCGGATCCCATCTCGATCGGACGCCGGGAGTCACCGTAGTCGATGAAGATGTCGAGGTCGGAACCCGACTCGTCTGTCTCGAGGACGACAGTGAACCCAGTGATACCGTGGAGGATCTTAGCGATCTCTTCGTTGATTCGGGGCAGCTCATTCCTGATAATCATCATCGGAATTCCGTCTTTGTTATACGCCCCGAGTAACTTTTCATAGAAAGTCCACTGGGACTTCACGTCTGCGAGGCGGCGCTCCTCTTCATCGAGATTCTGCAATTTCTCCTGGCTGACGGCCTTTCGCTTGCTGCTGTCGACGACGGTCTGACGGGTCTCCCGGAGCGCCCTGTCAATCTCTGCGAGGCGACGGCGATTCTGGGAGGCGATCTCGACCTCGGGAGAGTCGGAGAGGTGGGCCCGCGCGTGAGCGAGACTACTCTCCAGCGAGACAGAGCGGGAGATGAGTTTCTCGATGCCGTCCTTCAGGAGAGAGATACGAGACTCGAGGGCCGACTTCTCGGAGATGAAGACCTTCTCCTTCGTGAGGGCGTCATTGTATTTTCGCACCCTCTCCACCGCCTCGTCGATGTCGTTCGACTTCAGGGCGCTGGTGATCGCTCGAAGGGAGTCCTTCAGCTCCTGTAGTTTCAACTTCTGCGATTCAATGAGTCGCTTGTCCTTCACGGAGTCCCTGATGAACTTACAGGTCGGGAAATTCTCTCCGCAGGGAACCTCGCTGAGGCGCGACGCGGACTTCTCTTGTGAGGAGAGGACGAGGGACTCCCGCTCGACGAGGTGTTTTGCGTCGACGCTGCGCTTCTCGAGCTGCGCGTGTTCGGCGATTCTCGCGTTCATTTCTTCGATGGGGAATTTCAACTTGATCTGTTCGATTGTCGAGATCTTCCTCGTAATTTCCGCGACCTTCGACTCACAGTCGACGAGCGTCTCCTTCTCGGAGGTGAGACGATTCTT